CGTTTACACTACTGTCTATTTTTTTAGCATAGACACTAAATGTATTAATCCCTGATAAAGATATATTTTGTTTTATTCCGTCAAATGTATCGTCTTTTGTAAAAGTCCAAGCAGTATTGGGTATGTTATCAATGCCTACAGCGTTTTGGTTTAAAGTTGAACCGCCTGACAAATTCCAAGTAGTATCAAACTGATTTGATTGTTCTAATAAGTTTGCTCTCTCCTTTTTGATATACCCATCAGCTCCTACCCTCGTAGCAGTATCTGTACCTCTTGTGTAAGTAAAATCACCACTACCATCTACAGGCTTGTGGCTGTACAGAAGGTTGTCCTTGTATCCGCTTGGGAATAGTACAAGAGATGCTTGGTCGTAGATGTCTTTGGTAATCTCCCTGTACGATGCAGCAGCCTCAGCAGAAGCCTCTACAGTACCACCATCGTCTAACACCCTTTGACCGAAGTCACCAATGCCTACTCTAATAGCATCAACAAGGTATCCTGTTTTGTTTACAAGGTAAGACTTTACATTAGACACAGTAGTTACTGCATCCTTCATAAAGCCAGTACCCGAATTAGTTAAATATCCCATTAATCAAAAATGGTTTGGTCACTAAATACTGATTTGCTATCAAGAGCTAATGATGCAATACCACTTTCAGTGGTTAGCGTGATATTTACATAAGACTTTTCTGAAGTAGCAACGCCACTATTAGCCTCATAGTTCATTGTTAGTCCATCCATCCATCCTGAGATAGTAACGGTATCGTTGTTGTGTAGCAATACGCATACTATATCCTCTCTGCGAGACATATAGTCTATCTTGTTTATTTTGTTATCTACACAAGGAGCCTGGATAGTTATGTTTGTGTTTACAACACCAAGGCCATTAGAAGTGGTTTTACTCTCGGTAAAGTTAGTAGTTGCATCTTTAGTGTTGTGTTCAAACACAGCGGTATCTGCTGCAAGCAAATCTACATTAGTTACCTCAGTTTCATCATTTGGGTCAAAGGTTATTGTTATATCGCTCTGAAGAGCTAAGATAGCTTTTTTGATACCACCTGTAACCCTTTTGTTACAGTTGATGTCAATGTCGCTAAGTATTATAGAACAGTTAAAAGCCATATTATTTATTTATTACATTGAAAATTCAAAATCCACGATAAGCTCTGCCTCAAAAGAAAATCCTGAAGGATAACCGCTATACGGCACACTATTCGTAGAGCTTCCATAACCTATGTATGGTCCATAATATATGCTTCTGTTTCCATTAGAATCCTTAGTATCTCTCCAAGATGCGTTAGGAGTACCTACATTAATTTGCTGATAAAGATTACCGTCACTACCCATATAATGCGTTATAGCCCCTGTTGAATTGCCGTTATTTACACTTAAGGAATAACTATCTAAAAATCTATAAGTATTGTATTCGTTTGTGGTAAATTGACTTCCACCTACACGAGATGCTATTCTAATATAACCGAAAAGATTATACAGTTGAGTACCTGTTATACCCATTAAAGTGCTTGATAATTGACTTGCGTTAGATGTCAAATCACCTGCAGGAACATTTGATTTTACAACAAGATTTTTAATTCTAACTTTATTGTAATTAGTAAATTCGGGTGCATCAAAATAATTGGCATTTGCTGATGGAGCGTCTAACATAGTTATGCTTCCTGATGCAGGATAATAAGTAGTTGAAGATGCTTCAAGTAATTCTTGAGAAGACCAAGACTCTCCATTAATTCCAATATGAGTTCCGTCAGCTACAAGATTGATAGATACTGTTTTAGAAACTGAATTATTAGATGTTGGTGTAATAACACTCCATACACCTACCACAGGATTCTGTACACAAACAAACTGATACAACTGATTATCAGCAGGTACTGTAAACGCAGCTCCTGCGGACAAGCCTACTAAGCTGTGTGTAGCAGCAAAGGGAAAAACTTGAATATCTCTTGAAGATGTGTTGACTACATTAACTATTAACCCTAATTGTGAGTCGGGTAGCTTAACTGCTATGTTGCTTGAATCAGCAGATGTTACAAGGTTTACCCCTGCGGATAATAAGGTAGCTCCTGATAGAGTAGTACCGTTAGCAGCGATAGTAGCCTGTGTTTGTACAAGTCTATTAACCTGTAACTCGTCTAATGTAAGACTCGTTACATCTTGACCCACACCATTCTGCAATGTACCTGTAGTTGGTGTACCTGCGTTAGAACCAATAGTCAACAAGTTACCTACTGTAGATTGTATAGATTTATTTGATAAATTCATATATTTTTTATATTAAAAAAGGGGAGAGGATTTTCTCCACTCCCCTTGTTATAATTTACAAGATTGTTATCAAGTAGTAAGTGCGGTGTACGCAGACTCAGCAATGCTGTAAGACAATCCATCTTCCTCACCTGTTAGGGTAAGTTGGAAGCGGTTCTTTTCAGCACGACCAGTTCCCGAATTACCATCTACAGTAGAAACATAGATTCCGTGGTCTAAGCCTACAGCGTGGTAAGTACCTGCCGCAGTCTTAACGAAAGCTACCATTTCTTTTGGGCCATTAGACATTTGGTCTAAAGCAGTAATTTTAGCAGCGTCCATCTTAGGAAGCTCTACAGAGATAGTAGGAACGGTAGTGAATCCACCTGTTGGGTTTACAGTTTTCACTTCGCTAAAGACAGAAAATCCGTCTTTTAGGTGAAACTCAATTTCAACCAAGTCAGAAGGATTGGCGGAAGCAGCAGATATAACACGAGTAGCATCATCTTTTGTAATAGCAGTAGTGTTGTCTAAAACCGCTTCTTTAGAAGCAAGGTGAAGCTCAACGATACCACCAATACCTAAGTCATCACATCCGTAAGTGATTCCCGATAATGTAACAGTACAAGCCATAATTTATGAGGTATTATAGGAAGGGCCGAAGCCCTTCCATTAGTTAGTTAATTTATTAAGGTTTGATAAGAACGATGTTCTTAGACTGCATATAGTCAAAACCTAATTTGAATCTTCCGTACAAGTACTCAGCGTGTTCACGAGGCTCGTATTCTGAACCGATAGCACGAACATCATTGTAGTCATCAGTCAACAACACCAAGTTGTTTGGAGGAGTGATGAATGCAGTATCGTTAGCTAAAGGAGCAAAGTGAATAACTTCCATCCCATAGTAAGCAGGAAGCGCACCACGAGAGATAGATTCGCTTGTTGCTAAAGCAGCGTTCTTAAAGTCCTGAGCCATAGCGATTTGGTACGCTTGGTAAGCAGTAGTACCCAAAAAGATTGCAGGACGGAACTCACGGTCAGCATCGCCATAAATAGCAGAAGCCATTTCACTGCTCATATGCAAGTAAGCTTGTTCAAGAACATCTAATATTGCAGTAGAATCTTGCAAGTCACCTGCACTGGCATCTGTAGAAACAACTACAGTTTGTGCAGCATCAACGGCATCAGAGCCACTTGTCATAGCAGTGGTAAGCTGAGAACCTGCAAGTAACAATGCTTTCTCAGCAGCTACTTTAGCAAAGCGGTCAAATATCCAAGAGCGGAACTCAGCGTCTAAAGTCTCTGGATTCAACTGACCTTTCTTTAGCATCAAGCTACGGTAAGAAGACTCAAGAGCATCTTTACAGTTCTTGAAGCCCCAAGCAAATGTTGTTACACTCATTTCCTTTTCAGTGATGTCAGCAGTCCAGTTGTCATCAAAAGTACAGTTAGCTCCTGTGCGGAATCCATCCGCAGGGTCACCTGATTGGTTATCGGGAGCGATAGCGAATACAGGAACATTCAACTTGTCTTTTACACCATCAACGATAGTGAAGCGGTCAAGTACAGCCGCTGATTTAATCATAGTATCGATAAACAAACCTGCCTGACGGTTACCCCAGTCACCTGCGTTTGTTACATCAACATTATCGAATTTTAAATTTGCCATTTTATATTTTATTTTGGAAAATGATTCTTTTACTTAATTTACAATAATTACTTTTTACCGAAGAACTTGTTGATAATTTCTATCTTTTCGGGAGTAATAGCATCAAAGACTACAGTCTTGTCTTCTACTGTTTCTTCAACCTCTGGTGCTTGTTGTTCAGCAGCAAATTGCTCCTCAACCTCAGCCTCAGTAGTTTCTTCTGTAGCAGAATACTTGTCCTCATCGTCCTTCATCATATCCTCTTCCTTTTCCTCTTCCTTCATCTCCTCTTCCTTTTCTTCTTCTTTGTGGTCGGGAGTATGTTTCATTTCTTCCTCATCTTCTTCTTTAGCCATATCGCCCATAGAAGAGATGTGCTTTTGAATCATTTCGATAGCGGACTTTAAATCTTCCACTCCTGCGAAACTTTCTTCAAAAGATGTCAATGCTTCGAGAAGAGATGCGTTCTCATTCTCCAAGGCTTCGATTTTAGCATTGAATTGGTTTACTGTAGCCTCAAATTGAGCCTCCAATTTACCCAACTCTTTTGCAAAAACAAATTCACTCATTTGATTTTCTTTATTTGTTGGTTTAATATCTGCCTTAATCTCAATGGAGAAACCATTTATCTCCCCACTTTTGATTGAGCTAAACAATTCGTCAGACTCAATTTTAGCCTTTACGAATACTGTACCGTTTGGAAGGTCGTAACCATAGTCCTTAGACTTATCGTTATCAGATTCTTTCATCCAAACTTCAAGCATCACCACATCTTCAGTATCGTGTTCGTGGTTGATGCCAAATGCGTTAAACAACCCTTCCTTAGAATATTTGTACATAATATCACGGATAGTATCTTCCGTGAACCGTACATAGTAATATCCCATATCAGGACTGTGGCGTAGGATTTCCTTGTTAGGAATCATAATAGGCCCTACAACTTCTTTTCTTTCATCATTAGAAAACATTTCTATTTTCTTAACTTCATTGAAGTAGATAAAGTTTTCCTCAATAGCAGGTTTGTCTACCAAAGAAATCTTGTACATCCCTTGTTCGATGTCATCTAATGTTATATCAAATAATGGTAACTTATCCATTCTTTTTACTTCTTTTGTGCCACTTAGGTAGCAAATCATTGTCTTGTGTGTACTTAGGGTTAGACGGCTTACCGTTCTTTACCAAGTACATAAATGCGTTTAGTCTTGCCAATCCCCATTGTACCGCTGAGGTAACCTTTGGTGAGTGGGATGTATTACAAGCACCCATACCACGAAGGACAACACGCTTTGCAGCTGCTGTACCAATCTTTTTGTCGGGATACTTTTCATTGTGCTTACTAACCTTTGAGTTTATAGACTTAATAATCTGTGGAGAAAGCTTTCCACCCTTTCCAACACCTTTAGGATTCTTC